CGGTATCCTTATTGAGGATGATATAGAACGACAGAGAGAGTACGATAGGATCTACAACAGGCTAGCTAATAGCCTCGTTGTACCGTTCTACCAGTACTTCACGAGACTTACTCAGAATAGCTTGATAACTGAGTCCAGGATATACTTTGACCCTGCAAGGACTGACTTTAGAGCTAACGAGCTAGCTGTAATCTACAGGCCTACTACTGAAGAGTCCTTCCTTATTCAGATAGGAGACCTGCAGACAGATGGAGCAGACACGGCTACTCCTTTGACTGTAGACCTGTACACTGGAGACCTGATAGCTCCTGCCTTCAATGGCAGGCTAGCTAATCGTACGAGTATAGATATGACCACAGTAGCAGGAGCACTCAAGTTCAACTTCGCTATTGAGGACTTCCGGTCTACGTTCAATAGAGTGGGTACGTATCCTATAGGTAGTCAGGCTGTCATTAACACGTATGACGGCTACAATATCCTTGACCGTTGCCCTATGGCGAACCAGGCAGTATCTGAGGCCTTCGATATTGACCCGCTAATTATTGACAGTGAGTCAGGGGTACACGATCAGAGAACGTCCTGGTTACACGCTTTTATAGGTGGGGCTCGTAAGTGGAATATAAAGCGGTTAAAAGATCCTGACGAGCTAGACTGGTGGAGGGACTTCATTACAGAAGCGTGGGGTATGCGTGAGCCGTTCCTTATGCCTTCGTATAGACAGGATCTCTTCTTAGCATCTACACCTAACGGGGGAGATCCTACTATAGAGATCACGAGTACGAACTACGCTACTCAGTACTTCCCTCATGACACATATACTAGGTTCAGGTTCACTAACCCTGACGGAGACCAGATCTACAGGAAGGCTACTGACGCTCAAGACTTACCTGGAGGTACTACGGAGCTGACACTTGATACAGCCGTACCTAACCTTCCCGAGTGGTCTAACGGCTTTGAGATAGAGTACCTTAATAAAGTACGCTTTGCCTCGGACACTTTCACATTGACTCATTACGCTACCTACACGATACTGTCAGGAGCTATAAGGACGGTTGACGAGTGAGTACGTACACAGACACAGAGGACAGCTCTCATGATGCTGCACCAGTAGAGGGGTTTAAGTTCACAGGGACTTACGATAACTACTACTACACAAGTGCAGATCAAGACGAGACTATAGCGGGGAACCTGTACACAGCTGTTCCTATCAAAAGGAACGCTATACGCTCGGGTAGTCAGAATGATGACAGCTTAGACCTTGAGCTAGAAGTACCCTCGGATCTCCAGCTAGTGAGAGACTACGGCTACGGGATTACTCCTCCGGAGCTTGTACTAGAAGTAGTCCGTTATCACAGGGGAACGAACCCAGCTACAGACTTTGCAGTAGTCTGGAAGGGGCCTGTTACGAGCTTCTCCACTACAGGGAAGCTGACGAAGATACAGGTACCTAGTATCTTCACTGTGGCACTGCAGGGAGAGCTACCTAATGCTTACTTCCAGAACCCCTGTAACCACGTACTCTATGACGTACGCTGCAAAGTAGACCCTAACTCCTACAAGCAGGCTACTACTATCACTGCTGTAACAGATGAGACAACAATAGAGGTAGCAGATGACGGCTTTGCAGATGAGTACCTACGAGCGGGTGAGTTCTACAACGTTACTAAGAATGAGCGTAGGACTATCGTAGACAACGTAGCTAATGTTATAACTGTCTCGTTCCCGTTCTTCAACCCTGTGGTAGGTGACAGCGTAGAACTCTTTGCAGGCTGTGACCACGGGTACCAGACGTGTATTAACAAGTTCAATAACTCTCTAAACTACGGCGGGTTCCCGTTCGTTCCGGCAGACAACCCGTTCAGGTTCGAGCTATGATCTGGTTCACACTGTTACTCTTTGCAGCTAGCTTCTTCTTGTCAGTGCTTCTTACTCCGAAGCCTCAAGTTGAGAACGCTAGACCAGGCAAGCTAGGAGATCTACGCTTCCCTCGTAATGACGAGGGCTCCCCTATACCTATAGTCTTCGGACGTGTCCGGCTGCAGGCTCCTAATACGATCTGGTACGGACACTTCGGTACTACAGCTATCACTGAAGAAGTAAAAACAGGCTGGTTCAGTGAGGAGACTGTTACTAAGGGTCACCAGTATTATGTAGGGTTCCACTTTGCGCTGTGCTCGGGGCCTGGTGTCAAGCTACGTAGGATCTGGATAGAGAAGAAGGCTGTATACTTCTCAACGATAGGTGTAGGTGACGGGGGCTCGGCTACAATTAACCGAGGTAGCCTCTTCGGGGGAAGAGATAGAGGAGGAGGCTTCGTAGGTACGTTCTACTTCTACTCGGGTGAGGATACTCCGGTAGGACGTGACGCTTATATGGTAGCACGGCTAGGAGCTGACTTCCCCGCTATGCCTGGTACGTGTCACATAGTCTTTAGAAGGCCTTATATAGGTACGTCTCCTCAACTAAGGCCTATGAGCTTCGAGGTAGAGAGGTACCCTGATAACCTCGGGCTGTCTGGGCTGGGTACACAGATTATAGGAGATGACCTTAACCCTATGGAGATCCTCTACAGTGCTCTTACCGAGGACTGGAACGGGCTAGGGGTAGACTCCGGAGACATTGATACTACCTCCTTCCAGAACGTAGCACAGACACTCTATGACGAGCAGAACGGTATGAGCATAGCTGTTCAGGCCTCTAACACTGGTAAGGATCTCATAGAAGAGGTACTCAGACAGGTAGACGGTATTCTCTATCAAGACCCTGTTACAGGCAAGCTGGTAGTAGCTCTCATCCGTGAGGACTACGTAGTAGGTAATCTCCCTGTTTTTGATGAGTCTAACATTGAAGAGGTAGAGAACTTTACCCGTACCAGCTGGGCAGAGACTATGAACCAGGTACGAGTCAAGTTCTCCTGGAGAACGAAGAAGTACGAGGAGGCTGCTGCTCTAGCTCAAGATATGGCAAATATCCATATACAGAATAGAGTACGTAGTGCAACAGTCTCCTTCCCTGGTGTTACTGTTCCAGGTCTAGCCCTATCTCTGGCAGCAAGAGAACTCTCACAGATAAGCGTACCCCTCTTCAAGGCAACAATACGAGCTAACAGACAAGCAGCACAGCTCCGGCCTGGTTCCCCGTTCGTAATGAACTGGTCTGAGTACGGGCTTAGCAACGTGGTTATGAGAGTTCAACGCTTTGACCTCGGGGAGCTTGTACAGGGTAAGGTTGTTATGGAGTGTCTACAAGACCGCTTTGCTGCCTCTAATACTCTCTTCACTTCGGATGACACTCTATGGAGTCCTATTGACAGAGACGCGGTAGAGATCACAGAGTACAATATCTTCGAGTCTCCATACTGGTTTATACAGCAGATCAGTAACTTTACTCCCCCCGATGACTCAGCGTGGATCTGGGCTCTCTGCCGTTCTCCAGAGAACTTGATACGCTATGACTTCGTTACGTCTAATGATAACTTCCAGAATAACCTTGTAGTAGATCCTAACTACCAGAGGTTCACAGAGAGCTGCAAGCTGGTTACTGACATTCCCTTCAATCAAGCTCTACCGTCTGGGATAATTGACAAGATTATAGTAGAAGATCCTCTACCTCCGGCCGTTACGGGGTACAGGTTCTACGGCTTCGGTAGTAGTGTAATCTTCCGTGACATTAACGGAGACCTTAACAATATCAGGAATGAGGGGCAGGGGCTTATAGTTATCAATGGAGAGATCTTTGCTTACGAAGACTTCAACTCCTTAGGTGGAGAGCCTGAGCAGTTCGAGCTACTCAACGTCCACAGAGCCCTACTTGATACAACCTTTGAGGATCACATAGCCGGAGATACTGTCTTCCTACTCAATAGCATTGACTGGTTATGCTCTGACACTAAGCCGAACGTAGGTACTCAGTGGTGGAAGGCTCTTAGCTTCTCTGACCAGGACGGGCAAGACTTTGACGATCTAGACGTAGCAGCAGGTACTATAACTATCAATAGAAGGTATGACCGTCCTCTACCTCCTGACCTTATAGAGGTAGGAGATGGAACGAACGAGGGTAGGGCTCCCTTCGAGATTATAGGAGTTACTGACATTGAGTGGACGGATGCTAACGAGCGTAACAGGACAGCCCCTAACCAGGTAGTACTGCTGACTGACTCAGGAGACGAGGCAGAGGCTACTACAACGTATAACCTTCGTATGCTTCTTGACGGCTGGGAGATTGCAGAGAACACAGGTATAGCCTCGTGGGAGCCTGCAGCTACTCCTACCCCTATCTCAACGCTTACAGGTCTGGACGGACACGGTACAGCCCGTATAGAAGTAGAGTCCGACAACGGAACCTTACTGAGTCACAGCGTAGACTACTTCGAGTTCTTCTACGCTAATTACCAGAACCTCTCAGCTGAGCAGCTAAGCAACGGAGACTTTGAAGGCTCCGGCTTATCTCCGTGGACTGTGGTTAGTGGTACCTGGAGTGACGAGGTTACCGGCTACCCTGCAGACCCTGTACGAGTCCTCGGGTCAATGCTCGATAACGAGCACGCGGAGGCAACCGGAACTACTAACGAGCTACGGCAGAACTGGACTATAGGTACAGCCTCGGGCAAGTCTGCTGTAGTGAGTGTCTACAAGACGAGCCTGGTAGCAGGGGCTACGGGGCAGCTGATAGTAGAATTGAGAGACGCTTCCTCTGCTCTCGATACGATCACAACCCCTCTAGAGGCTACTACAGTAGGTAAGTGGGATAGGCTAGAGATACCTCTACCTCTTCGTACTGACGCTACTACGGTACGTGTCCGGCTCGTTGCTCCAGCAGCTGACGTTGCTTTTGATAATGCCTCTCTGAAGTATCATGACCCGAGCCCTACTACAGCTGCAAAGTATGACAGTCTAGGGAGCGTTACTGCTGTAGGTCTCTGGGGCCTTCGTCTAATGCGTTCAACGTACGCGGGGCCTCTTGTAAGGATACGTGATACCTTTGATGACTCGGAGCAGGATCTCTACCCAGACCCTGACGGTAACCTGCCTCCGTTCTGGGTAAAGGGTCAAGCACGAGTAGTCAGACTATATGACCAGACCACTAACGCGGCTCACTTAGAAGCCTCCGTAGAGGGAGACCAGCCTAGACTCTACTACAATATGTCAGAGTCCGGACGTGCTTATATACGCTTCAACTCTCAAGGGGCTAACGTAGAGCAGCTGCAGGACACTATAGCAGGTACTACCCGTCCGTATATGATTACACGTCCTAACTGTCTCATTGCACTGAGAGGACAGAGAGATACTACTAATGACTACATAGTATCAGTACCTCACCAGGACGGAGTACATACCAGCCCGTTCTCAAGGTGGGCTCTCAGTACTAATCCTGACAACTGGTTTTACTACGTCAACGGTACTAATAATGTCTATGATGGAGCTGCAGGGAACGGCTCTCCTGTAGGAGGTCAACACGTATTTTACATAGACCACAGCAACGGAGATCTCTACCATAATGATGACACTGCAGCAGCTGACACTTTCACTCCTGCAGATCACACGTACCCTAACTCTACGCGGCTCTTGCTGGGAGAGACAGGAGCACAGACGCTGGAGTGGAACGGAGACTTTTGCGAGTTAGCTATTTTGAGTGGATCAATGAGCGGAGCTAACCGTACTACTATAATGGAAGACGTAGCAGACTACTGGTTCAACGCGGCTATATAATATGTCAGTACTTGCGATAGACATAGAGTTCAGACTAAGCGGAGGACAGACGAACTTCGTACCCTTTAACTCTCTAGGAGGGCAGATCTCCGGAGACCAGATAGCTGCTGCTCTTATAGAGAATCTTTTTGACAACGTCTCAGACTCTGAAGCATCCTCCGGAGACACAGAGTATAGGTGTTACTACGTGATTAACACTGCATCCGTAGACACTATAGCAGATCTGAGAGTATACATAAGTGAGGAGACGGCTAGTCCGGACACAGTTATAGATCTCGGGCTAGATCCTGCAGGCATAGGAGACGGTATCTCAACAGGAGTAGCTACTACGATTGCTAACGAGAGCACTGCACCAGCAGGAGTCACGTTCAGTCATCCTACTGACTTTGCAACAGGACTCGTAATAGGTAGCCTCGGGCCTGGTGACGCTCAGGCAATCTGGGTAAGACGGACGGTCTCTAGTTCTGCAGGTTCTTCCCCCCGAGATGACGTGAGGATCTCTCACGAAGGTACGGTATAGAGGAGGTACAATGGCACTAGATAGGAGAATTGAAAATACCGGACAGCAGAACCTTGCTCTATTTAGGTATCTAGACACAGTAGGAGACGGTACAGGTACTAAGAACGCTATAGGTGACTACTCTTCAGCAGCTCAGATATTCAAGATAGCTCCTCCTGCTAATGTAACCTACAGGCTAGCCCGTATGCTGGTTACGATAGAAGATACCACAGGTATGACAGCAGACGAGTACGGTAATATAGGCTCAGCTCTAAGCACGGGAGTAGTAATAAGGCTTCAGGATGACTCGGGTACTCTAGTAGACATAACAGACGGGTTACCTATAAAGACTAATGCTCAATGGGCTACTCACTGCTTTGACGTAGATATTAAGTCATGGGGTCAGACTCCAAGTGATGACCTATTAGTAGCAAGGTGGACGTTCACAAAAGCAGGACAGTTCCTACGTCTAACTGGAGATCAGGAGCTACAGGTAGTACTCAATGATGATTTTACAGACCTAATAGCTCACTACTTCGTTGTTCAAGGTTATGTAGAGAGCTATGTATACTAAGGAGGCCCGTAATGAACTTCTTCAAGAAGATAGGTAAGGGGATAGGCAAGGTTGCAGTAGGGACAGCAAAAGTAGCTGCTCCTGTGGTCTTGTCTGCTGTAACTCCAGAGGCAATAATTAACACAGCGGTAGGGGCTGTAGTGAAGCACGGAACGAAGGTACCTAACAACGCTATACCCTACCTCAATATCCTTCTTAGCAGTGGAGTAGCGTACGCTAAGAACGTAGCAGCTACAGGAGACTGGGCAGCGTCAGTAGCTCCGGCACTGCAACAAGGTGGGGTACTTGCAGGAATGAGCACGTTGCTGCACCAGTCCCTGAAGCTGCCTCTTCGTACAGCTGTCACTAAGGAGAGCTGGAAGAAGACGGTAGGCCCTGGAGAATCTTTTAGTTTGTAAACTCTCTAGCTAGGGAGGCTCTGTGGATAACGGCAAGATGCTAGAAGTAATCCTAGAGGAAGTACGCTTCTGCCGCTCCTGTATAGGTGACGTTAACGAAAAGCTAGACAGGAAGATTGATATAGTGCACGGTAGGATTACTCAAGAAGCTGGAGAGCGTGCAGTACTCTCTAATAAAGTAAGCTGTCAGGACGGTAAGATCCGAGGCCTCGTGTCTCGTATTAACTGGGTATATGTTATCCTCGGGGGATTCTTTCTAGCTGTCGTAGGAGCAGCCCTTGCGCTAGTTTTCAAGGGGTGATACCTAATGATTAAGGTAGGAGTCCTAGTAGGACACTTCGGTAAAGGTACAGGAGCTGTAGCGGGGGCTCGTGACGAGTGGGAGCAATGCTTTGCAGATGCTCTTAACCTAGCACAGCAGCTCGATAGTGAGGGGAAGCTGGTTCCTGTATTTATTCACATTGACAGAGCGTCTCATCCGTGGGATATAGTGCAGACGTTGAGTAAGCTTAGCCCTCCCTCGTTCCTCGGGGGAATGGGTAATATAGACGCTCGGGTAGAGTGGGCTTTGAGAGATAAGGTACAAGCTGCAGTAGAGTTCCATCTCAACCGCTCGGTACTCAACTCTCTGGGAGTAGTGAAGGCCTCCGGACACGAGGTCTTTATACGAAGGCTTCCAGGCCCTAAGACTCTCAAGCTCGGGGAACTCTTAATAGAGGAGTTCAACCGTAGTCTCGGTAATAAGAGCCGAGGACTAAAGCGTAAGAGCTTTCGAGTGCTACGGAAGCTGCACGCTGCTAACGTTCCTGCTGCTATCCTTGAGCCTGCCTTCCTCTCTGAGGATAGATGCGTCTCAAAGGAGTG